ACATGTAATCAGAGTCAGACATACCCATAAGGTCCATCAACACTCATATCACCTTATTGCAACTTAGCCAAGAAGTCAGCACTAACCTCGTTGTTTTGGTTTTGGAAACCAAACTGAGGGACCGTGTTAAAGTCTGTGGTAAATTGCTTTGAGGTTTCAACAAGTTTCTTTCTTTGTTGCTCATCGCGGGACATTCTAGCCCAATATGCTTCAATCTTACGGTCGAGCAAAAATAATTCAATGCGGTCATTGAGGAAAAGGTCCCCAATGGCTTTCATAATCATAATTGCTCCAACGGTAACTAAACCGAAGAGAACGGCGTGGGCTAAATGGGAATATGGGAAACCAATTCCGTATTGAGCGTAAAAGAAAACATTTGCTCCGCTAAGACAACCACAAAAAAGGATAGTCATAACAAGCCGCGTATCTTGATTTAATGCCGCCAAACTAACACCTCACGCGAAGTTAATGAAAACTGCTGCTTCGCCGGAGGTTTCTTCGTAATAGATACCGCTTTCCATAAGAACTCCGTGCATATCAAACTCAAGAGTTTCATCGTGAGAGTAGGTAGGCGGATTCCCTCCGGTTTGATGCTCAATACCTGCACTAATTCTAGCCACTTCTTTTCCGCTATTGTCCGTTCCGTCGAATACTTTAATAGTAGCGGGGCCACCAATTGAAGTAACGTGAATTGAAATCAATTTACATTTACCTGTAACTACTTGTGCGCTTGTGTCTAAAAGACCGCTTGACCTGCATCCAACCATTGTTAAGCCTCCGGCATCTCGTCTATATTGCGTCCACTACTTAAGTCCTCGGCTCAAGAATCGTTAGATTCAGGGGCTAATGAAGACTTCTTGCCAATAGAAGACTTTACTTTCTGTGCTGCTGCCTTTGTTTGTGCCGCTGCACTACGTTTCTTTTTGCCCAAAAGTGTTTCAGAAACGCTAGCATCTTCTTTAAGTTTTAGTTCGCTTAAAGCCATTTTTAATACGTGGCCTTCTAATGCCTCTAATTCTGCCCTTTCAGACTCATCAAAAACGAAGAGCAATTCCTTATCAGAAAGACGGGGAATAGCCCACGCGATTGGAACTGAAGCAGGCTCCCGTCGGGTAATGACGAGAACCTGCTCCAATCCCTTTAGGCTTAAGCGAGGAATTGTCGAATTATCCGACAATCTTACGCTAACCATACTTAACACCTCAGAGGTTTCCGAATACCCTAACACGGAATTGCATTCCGCTATGGGTTCCACCATCTGCGACTTCTGCGGGTGTAGCCTGTAATGCGTCAACAAGTAGCATTGTTACCGAACTTGAACTCGTATAACTCCCATCAGTTCCAGAAATAACAAAAGTCGGATAAAACTTCACGTTGCTAGTCCCTGTGTGGGAAATGGAGTTGATGCTATCTAATCCAAAACTTGTTGCACTCATTACTACACCGGATGCATCATAAGTTGATACATCAATTAGGGCATCAACCATATACTCATCACCATTTACTCTTGGCCGTGTTTGACCTTTATGGTCAGCCAAAAGAGTAACTGTGAAAACTTCTTCAGTCAACTAAAACACCTCATTGGACGTTGGTAATCTTACCTTGGCCCTTGAAGAAGGAACAACCGACTTCAGCAATTGTGCGGTAAAGCGCACGGTTGCCGAGAGTTCCAACACCGAAGGGGTTTCCGTTGGCGATACCATCCTCGAAGTATTGAGTAGGTTTCATCACAGATAGCCACAAATGGTCGGTATCAAGGAAGAGCAAGTCACTAATCGAAGTGGACGCTTGTGTTGTGGAAGGCATATCCTTGACCGGAATCAGAGGAATGTCGTAGTAAGTAGAAACGCGGAAACCGACTTCTTGACCCTTTACGCCACGAACACCGTTCACAGTTGGAACGATTTCCTTTCGGTCCATAAATCGCTCTTGGCTCTGCAAGAGGTCAGAAATGGTCTGAATTGTGTCGTAGCCCGTAAGAATAACCTTTGGAGAACCACCGGCAGTTCGCAGGTTGCGAATCATGTTGTTTAACACAGTTAAGGTCAAAGAACGAACTTCTCCGGCTTGATAGCCTGCACCAAAGTCAATTTCAGCGTCAAGGAAAGAATCATCATCGCGGTTAATGCCGTAAATGTCGTATGCTTCAGGAGCAGAATCAGAACGGTCGAAAGACGAGAAGTCAGCACGAAGCGTGTCTAATTCTGTGTGGCTTGTAATTACCTTCAAAAGCGAGGTGTAGTTACGCTCAATTTCTGAAAGCGTAGCGTCACCGTAATGCTCTAAGGGCATAACTAACATCTTGTTCTGAACTTCAGAATGGTGCTTACCCATATCTTCACGCATTTGAGCGCGGATATCGCCAATACCGTCGTCAATTGCAGCCATTTCCATAGCCAATTCCGAGAAGTCGAACTGATGCGCGACAATCTTCGGACTCATGAACAATTGAGCGTAGGTTGGAGCCATTGGGTTCAAACCATCAGCAGCGGTCGAAAGACCGGCGTTTTCTGGAACACCACCAATGAAGTCCAATTGAGGAGAAGTTCCACCAATCGAACCACTACCGCCAGAAATGGCGACGGAGAACGTATTACCGCTTCCACCGGCAGGACGCTCCTTTAGCACTCTCCAACCGGAGGAAGTGTAGGGACGCTTTGAAAGCATCGAAAGGGCGTTACATTCACGGTTAAGCATAGACCAAACCTTTTGACCATAAACAACGTTGTAAAGGCCGGTAACGTCAGAAATTCCGGTAGTGCCGGAACCAACGCCAATCGAAAGGTCGTGTCCGGTGTGAATACCTGCAACCGCGCCTGCTTGCTTTAATAGCGAGTTTCCGGCGGCAAAGTTTCCTACACCGTATGTTTGTGCTTCTAAATCTGCAATTGTGTTAATATAACCACTCATCTTAAATCACCTCAAAGGTTTCCTCCAACTAGACGGTGAACATCGGACCAATCCATTTTGGCGATGTCGTCTAATGTGGGAACGTTAGCAGCAGCCGCTTCTTGGGCTTTTGCGATAACTTCGCGTTCTGCGGTAAGCGACTTGCGAAGTTCGGTAAATTCATCCTTAAGAGAAGCAATTTCGCTAGCAGCATCATAGTTCTGCTTTGCGATTACAGTCTCACGGGAAGCGACTTCTTGCTCAAAGCGAGCAGAAAAGGACTTTTGTAGGTTATCGTAAGCGAGTTTTTCTAACTGCTCTTGACGGAAAGCCTCGTAAGCCTTTTCGATGTTTCCAACCGAAAGGTCGAGAGTGTTAAGTTCTTCGTTGTTGAAGGCCTTAACTACGGGAAGGCCGGAAGGCTTTGGGTTTCCGTTTTCAATGATGATACGGTCGGCAGGTTCACCAATTTCGTTACCTGCGCCATCAAGAGTAGGAACGTAGGCCTTTCCTGTGCTATCATTATAGCGCATGGTTTCCTTATCCATCATTTCTTCTTGCATGGTTTCCTTGTCCATGGTTTCCTTATCCATGGTTTCCTTATCCATCATTTCTTCTTCATCTTTCATCCTTTCAGTCATCATGGCTTCTTTGTCCATGTTTTCTTCTTCTTCCTTTCGGAGAGTGTTCACTTCTTTAAGAAGTGTGTCCAACTCTTCTAGGGCTTTTTCCAACTTTTCAGTCATTTTTTCTTCACCTGTTTTTTCTTGTTTTAAAATGTCAAACTTTGCTTCCGGGTTGATACCTTTTTCACAAATAGTGACTTCGTGCAGTTCTAACTTAGAAATTTCGTTATATTGTCCTAATTCGGGATTTGATTTTTTGACTTTCTGTAATGCTTGTCCACCAATGCTAAAAGAACGAAGAGAACCTTTTCTAATTCCTCTATTAATCTCCTTGGCTTTTTCGATATCATCGCGTAGTTTGATAACCACAAAGAATCCTACATCATCTACTTCTGTCTTGAATAGTCTTCCTTGCTTATCTCGATAAGAGTCCACTACTTCTCCGACTTGAACGTTTGAATGGTTAGTCATTACGTTTCTAAATGACTTTTGTTCCATGAATTTCTTAACTGCTTCGTTAAGTGCTTTGATTGTGATGAGGTCATTCTGTTTATCCACGATTTCAATGCTCGCATATCCGCCAATCATTAAGTCGTCGTTGCTCTTTAGAATGTTGAAATCTCCACGATTGGTATTCTCATGGAGGGTGTCTTCCATCTTCCTCAACCCCTCTTCTCGCTTCCACTACATAAAGGCCTACCTTCTTCAAGAAGGAATGGTCAATTTGTTATACCTGTCGTTATAGATGTTCCACAATCCGGTGTCTGACTTTTTATCTGCCGGAGTTTGTTTATATCCGGTCCAAGCAAGCCACATTTCTTTTCCGTCAACCGGAACAACTCTAATATGTAGTTTAGTTTCGAACTTATTACCTTTAAGAAAATATTCATGATATCCTTCCTTTTGAACACCAAGTTCGATGCTTCCTTTATCAACTAACTTTTCTCTATCTTTTGTTTTAGAAACTTGGGCGGGGAACTTCCCTGCTTTTCCAAACAATTCAAAGAGAGCGTCTTCACCTTGGAGGTCAATGAACCAAACTAAATTTTCATCACCAACTTTAATACTTAAGTCAAGATTATCATCCTTTCTCATGTATAATTTAAATACTCCTGCTCTATATTCTTCAGGAGTTTTATACGCCTTCACTAAAGGTTCTTTGATTACCTTATCAGCATCGGCACTTAACTTCTTAGATGTAGCATCATAATTGAT